AGCCTATATATGTATATGATACTAAAGCACAACCCTAGATTGAAACCTGGTAAGCTAGTTATTGAACACATACAGTTTAAGGAGGCTGGTAGAGATGCATATGATAACAGAGTTGTGTTTTATGATAGTAACGGTGAACCTGTAGTAGACAAAATTGTGCAATATCACTTACCTTATCTAAAAGAAGAAGTAATATCTATAATCAACCACCTGAAAAATGACAATTAAACTATTTGATATATCTAGCGGTAAAGTAATTCCTACGGAACATTGCCATACTCTTGAGACATTACGACGACTTATGGACATGTATCCTGATAACTACCTTAAGGTCTATCAGTATCTGTTTTATATGACTTGTCCTAACCCAGAGGTTAATCCATTTTTTAATATGGTTGATGGAGATAGAGAGGAGATTGTACTAGCAGAGATTGATGCTGACTTTAGTCCTGAGGATGAAGGTATACCGCAGGCAATTGATTTCTGTAGGAAACTGTATGAGACTCCCACAATGAGGGCATATAATGGTATTAAGAAGGCACTAGATAATATTGCTACCTATATGAATAACACATCTATTACGGATGGTAGAGATGGTAATATTAACCAAATCAGAGCTATGGCCAAGGATTTTGATGCTATTAGATTATCCTATAAGGGTGCATTACGGGACATGCAGGAAGAACAGAAGAGTCACGTAAGGGGTGGTACTGGCCTAGCATACGACCAAAACATGTAATATGCAGCAAGAATTCTATACCAATATTCCTGTATACGACAATGGAGTCTGGACAGATATAAGCTTTGACTCTCAGATGGAGTTTAGGGATTACTTGCTTACTCTATTTAAAGTCCCAGGAGAATATGAATTTGATGATACTAGCCTGAAGTTTAATGAATTAGCTAAGCTTTTTAATACTCAGGGATTCTATTGTATGCATCCTGAGGGAACTAAGGACTTTCGTACATTCTGGGATACCGAAAAACAGAAATGTAGAAAGGGAGTATTCTTTATAAATGGGGATAAGAAATGGTATTTAACTCGTGACTACTATATGTGGTTAAACTTCTTACCCATCTTTAACAAAGAGATACAGAAGTTTGGTTTTGCTGATATTCGTGATGCACAGTATCATATGGCACTATATGAAATACTTGCTGAATTAAGTCATAAGCATGCTGCCATATTAAAGAAACGTCAGATAGCTAGTTCCTATTTTCATGCTGGTAAGTTTATAAATCAGGTATGGTTTGAAGAGGGGGTTACCCTAAAGATGGGGGCAAGTCTTAAGGACTACATCAATGAGAAAGGTACTTGGAAGTTTCTTAATGAATATGAGGCATTCCTGAATAAACATACTGCTTGGTATAGACCTATGAATCCTCACAAGACATTGTTCTGGCAACAGAAGATTGAAATTGATACGTATGTGGGGACACAGAAAAGAAAGTCTGAGGTAGGTCTAAAAGGGGTTATACAAGGCATGTCCTTTGAAAAGGACCCTACAAATGGTGTCGGTGGTCCATGTAAATTCTTTTTTCATGAGGAAGCTGGTATTGCACCGAAGATGGATACCACCTTTGAATTCATTAGACCAGCTATGAAATCTGGTATGACCACCACAGGTATGTTTATAGCTGCTGGTTCTGTCGGTGACCTTAGTCAATGTGAACCATTGAAGAAGATGATTACTAGACCAGATGCAAATGATATCTATAGTGTAGAGACAGATCTTATAGATGACTTAAATACTATAGGTAGATCAGGATTGTTTATACCTGAGCAATGGTCAATGCCACCTTACATTGATAGATATGGTAATTCACAGGTTGTAGATGCATTAAAAGCATTAGATGAGCAGTTTGCCATCTGGCAGAAAGAGTTAGATCCTCAAGACTATCAGTTACGTATATCCCAGCACCCTAGAAATATTAAGGAAGCTTTTGATTTTAGGACAGTCTCAGTATTTCCAGGTCATTTAGTTACTGCACAAACCAGAAGAATTGAGGATAAGATGTATGCCTATGAGCATCTTGAATTACATAGGGATGAGAGAGGAGCCATAAATGCTACGGAAAGTAATAAATTACCAATTAGAGAATTTCCAATAACAAAGGATACTGAAGATAAAACTGGCGTTCTTGTAGTATGGGAAAGGCCGGTAAAAGATCCGGAGTTTGGAATGTACTATGCTTCTGTTGACCCCGTAGGAGAAGGTAAGACAACTACCTCAGAATCACTGTGCTCCATCTATGTCTATAAGACTGCAGTTGAAGTAACTAAAAATAAGGGAGATGTTGTTGAAACATATATTGAACAGGATAAATTAGTAGCCGCTTGGTGTGGTAGATTTGATGATATTAATAAAACCCATGAAAGGTTAGAGATGATTATTGAATGGTACAATGCCTGGACTATTGTAGAAAATAACATTAGTCAGTTCATTAATCATATGATCTACAGAAAGAAGCAGAGATATCTTGTACCTAGGTCGCAGATTCTTTTTCTTAAAGATATTGGTGCAAATGCTAACGTTTTCCAGGAGTATGGGTGGAGAAATACAGGTACTCTATTCAAAAGTCATATGCTAAGCTATGCCATTGAGTTTGTAAAAGAAGAATTATATACTGATACAGATGAAACTGGAAAGGTATTTAAAACCGTATATGGAATAGAAAGAATACCAGATCCTATGCTATTAAAAGAAATGATGGCATATAGAGATGGGGTAAACGTCGATAGACTAGTTAGTTTTGCAGCATTAGTTGCTTTTGCCAAGGTTCAGCAAGCTAATAGGGGTTATAAAAAAAGATATGAGGAATCTGGCAGCAAAAAATTGGATAATAATAATAATTTCAGTAAATTGAATAGAAGTCCGTTCCGTCATATTGGAGGGGCATCTGGTTCATTTTCAGGAATGAAAGTACCAAAATTACCGTTTAGAAATTTAAGATAAGGCATGAACGTATATAACGCCCTACAAATGAAGGCTGGTGCCAAGGTAGAGTACAATAAAATGGGTACTCTAAACCAGCCAATCCAGTTTATTCCCAGAAGCAAAAAGGATAATGACTGGACAGCATGGAATTTGGACTGGCTAGAATGGAAAGGACTACAGCATGTGCGAAGAAATGCTAGACGCCTAATGAAAAACTATAAGCTTGCTAAGGGTATTATAGATAAAGGTGACTATATAATTGAGGAGGATAATGAATATGCTGATCTTATTGAGGTATTGACTAAGGAGGATGCGTCTGCACTTGAACTTAAGTTCTATCCTATTATTCCAAATGTAATTAATACGTTAGTTTCAGAATTTGCAAAAAGAGCTTCAGCAGTATCATATAGAGCAGTAGATGATTTATCATATAATGAATTACTTGAATCTAAAAGACAACAAGTAGAACAAGCTCTAGTATATGATGCTGAACGTAAACTAATGATGCGTCTTGCAGAAGATGGGGTAGATATTGAATCTCCAGAATATCAGCAAGCCACATCTCCTGAAGCCATCAGACAACTACCTGAGATTCAATCCTTTTTTGATAAAACATATAGATCATTATCTGAGCAATGGGCATCCCATCAACATGCTGTTGATGTAGAAAGATTTAAAATGGATGAACTAGAAGAAAGAGCATTTAGAGATATGCTCATTACTGATAGGGAGTTCTGGCATTTTAGAATGCTTGATGATGATTACGATGTTGAATTATGGAATCCTGTTCTGACCTTTTACCATAAATCTCCTGATGCAAGATATATATCTCAGGGTCAATGGGTTGGAAAGTTTGATATGATGACTGTTGCTGATGTTATTGACCGTTATGGATGGTTAATGACAGAGGAGCAAATGGAAACCTTAGAATTAATCTACCCTGTAAGATCTGCTGGTTATCCATTACAAGGTTATCAAAACGATGGTTCTTATTATGATGGTACTAAACCACATGATTGGAATACTAATATGCCATCTCTTGGTTACCGTCAGTATACTTCTATGTGGGATAATACCTTACGTGGTGGTGATATTGTAAACTGGATTCTGGCAGATAGTGAAGACTACTTTGATATGGGTATGACAAACCTTCTCAGAGTAACCACTGTATATTGGAAATCACAAAGAAAGGTTGGTCATCTAACTAAGATTGATGACTATGGTAATGTCGTTACTGATATTGTTGATGAATCATACAGTGTAACAGACAAGCCTTTGTATAATACAGATCTGTTTAAGAATAAGAGTAAGCAGAATCTATTATTTGGAGAACATATTGATTGGATATGGATTAATGAAGTTTGGGGAGGTGTTAAAATTGGACCAAACCACCCAACATATTGGGGTACTAATAATCCTGGTGGAATTAATCCTATCTATTTAGGGATTAATAATAATAACATCAGTCCTCTTAAGTTCCAGTTTAAGGGTGATGATACTATCTATGGCTGTAAGTTACCTGTAGAGGGGTCTGTATTCTCAGATAGAAATACTAGATCTACTTCTCTTGTAGACCTCATGAAGCCATTCCAAATTGGTTATAATATCGTAAATAACCAAATTGCTGATATCCTTGTAGATGAACTTGGAACAGTAATTCTGTTAGATCAGAATGCTTTACCAAGACATAGTCTGGGAGAAGATTGGGGAAAGAATAACCTTGCTAAGGCATATGTGGCAATGAAGAACTTCCAGATGTTGCCTCTAGATACTTCTATTACTAATACAGAAAATGCTCTTGCATTCCAGCATTATCAGAAACTAGATCTAGAACAGACAAATCGTTTAATGTCTAGGATTAATCTTGCTGGTTACTTTAAGAATCAAGCATTTGAGGTTATTGGTATTACTCCCCAACGTATGGGACAACAGATATCTCAGCAAACTGCTACTGGTGTTGAGCAATCTGTAAATGCAAGTTATGCCCAAACAGAGGTTTATTTTATGCAACACTCTGATTATCTGATGCCTAGAGTACATCAGATGAGAACAGATCTTGCACAGTTCTACCAGTCTACAAAACCATCTGTTAGATTACAGTACATCACTACTACAGAGCAACGTAAGAATTTTGAGATAAACGGCACAGAATTGCTCCTTAGAGATCTGAATATATTCTGTACTACTAAGGCTAATCATAGGGCTATTGTAGAACAGCTTAAACAACTGGCTATTAATAATAATACAACTGGTGCTTCAATCTATGATTTGGGTAACCTGATGATGGCTGAATCATTGCCAGATGTACACCAAGTTCTTAAGCAGACTGAGAACAAGCAACAGCAGATGCGTCAAGAAGAAATGCAACAGCAGCAGCAAATGCAAGAGCAGCAGTTGCAAGCTCAGGCTGAAGAAGCAAGACTTAAGAGAGAATTTGAAGCAGAACAGAATGATCTTAATAGACAAACTAGACTGCAAGAAGCAAGAATTAGATCAGCTGGCTTTGGTGCCACTGTTGATATTAATCAGAATCAGCAATCAGACTATATGGATGCTCTTACTCAGATTAACAAAATGGGTATTGAGAATGAGAATATTACCCTCCAGAAAGAAAAAGAGGTTAATAGAATGGCTGAGAACAGAGAAAAGATGAATATTGAACAGCAGAAAATTAATACACAAAAAGATATAGCGAATACACAACTTCAAATAGCAAGAGAGAATAAAAATAAGTATGACAAAAAGAGCAACGAGAAGAAGAAAAAATAACAAATTCTACCCCTGTTTGCTATAAAGTGCCGCTTAATTATTTTATCATGCTAATTTTTAAAGTTTAAATCTATACTTTTGTGTATATTGTTATTATAAAACCAACAAAAAATGAGTGAAAAAGAAACAGCTACTGCCGAGACTACGTCTATTGAGCAAGTAGATATTGACCTAGATAGTCTTGACTTTCTAGGGACACCGGGGGCAGAAAACGTTATGCTTCCAGAGGAGACAAAACCTAGTGTATTTTCTAGGGGATCTGTTGACCTCAGTTTTATTGACAATGATTCATCTGAAGAAAAAGATGAAACAAAGGAACCAGAAGTAAAGATTGATGACGTAATTCAGGAAATAGATCCTGATAGTGACTTTAGACTTAAGACTGAAACGAAAGCAGAAGAAGCTGCTGAACCAAAAGCCGGAAGACCTAAGGTAGAAAAGAATGGAATGGCTGAAGTAGTTAATAAACTAATTGAAGCAGGTAAGATTATTCCATTTGATGATGATAAACCTCTTGAGGAATATTCATTAAAGGACTATCAGGAACTTATTGAAGCTAATTTTCAAGAAATTGAAAATAAAGTACGTCAACAAACTCCAATTGAATTTTTTGATTCTCTTCCTCAGGAACTACAGTATGCTGCAAAATATGTAGCAGACGGTGGCCAGGATTTGAAAGGCTTATTTAAAGTATTAGCCTCATCAGAAGAAGTTAGAGAATTGAATCCATCTGTTGAACAAGATCAGGAACAAATCGTAAGAGAATATCTTAAAGTAACTAATTTTGGATCAGCAGAAGATATTCAGGAGGAGATTGACGCATGGAAGGACAGAGGTGATCTTGCTAATAAGGCATTAAAGTTTAAACCAAAACTGGATGCTATGCAAGAAGAAGTTGTTCAGCAAAGACTTGCACAACAAGAACAAATGCGTCAACAACAGCAGCAAGCAGCACAGCAATACATGGATAATGTATATAATACTGTAAGCGCTGCTGAAATCAACGGATTGAAAATGGATAAGAAGGTTCAAGGAATGTTATATAACGGTCTTGTACAACCAAACTATCCGTCTATTTCAGGAAGACCTACTAATATGCTAGGGCACCTTCTAGAGAAATATCAATACGTTGAACCTAACTATCCATTGATTGCTGAAGCTTTATGGCTTCTTGCTGATCCAGATGGTTACAGAAGTAAAGTAAAAGAACAGGGTAAGAATGAAGCTGTAGAAAAGACAGTTCGTCAACTAAAGACAGAACAAGCTAAGATGCAGACAAGTGCTCCTGTTGTTGAAAAAGAAGAAACAGTACAAAGAAGAATCCCACGTGGTGGTAACTTCTTTAAACGATAAACGATAACCCTTTTAATTTAAATAAATAAGTAAATGGCAACTCCAGTTTTAAACAATGGTATATTTCTACGAGATACCAATTATGCGGCTAGTTCGCACGTAGATTCATATCACCTGGTTAACATGCTGAAGAATGCGGAGCCGATGGACCTTGGACCAGTTGACCTTTGGGCAATGGCACAAAAGGTTGAGATGCCGCTTTATCAGATGTCTTCCTTTGGTGGT